CTAAACGGTATGCCTACGTCAGTTGGTGCTGCCTATATTGATCAGGTCAAGAAAGATACGGTGATCTCTGCAGCTAGTCAGGAGTTTACCTCTAGTGCTGACAAAAGAATTGAAGGTAAGCTCAAAGTAAAAACACAGTTTGAAGAAGGTAAAACTTCTCCTGTTGGTGGTTTCGAAGAATATCAGCGCGTTCTGGATCGTGCCCAACGAGACTATCAACGTGAGTTCAGATCACTCATGTTGTCTGGTAAGTATGACGCTGAATCAGCTCACGAGCTTGCTATTGATAAGGTCAATAAGCGTATCGATGATGAAAGTTATCTAACCTTTGAGGCTAAGACTAATTCTGATCGTCAGCAACAGCTTGTAGACCTACGCAAATCTCTTATCGACCCCAACAGCCCTCCTGCTGTTGGAATGGTTGATGAGATTGCACAGGCTGTTGCCTACTTCCAAACACAAGCTGGCAATCTTCCCGAAGGTCAGGCTCCTGTTCGAACTTTACCTGAGGTGTTCAATATCGCTGCATCTGGAACCAGCTCTACTGGTGTCGACGTAGCTCTGAGTGAGCTTGCCAAGCGTGGCATCGTTGGTTTCAAGAAACCTGCTGTTGAACAGAAGGTTGACGAACTAAGCCCTGCTCATCGTGCGTTGCTGCGTAAGCCGACTGCCGGTCGTCTTAATCGAGTGATGCTCGAACAGGGTGATGACGTCGCTTGGATGTTAGACACCATCGCTTCTGTTGAATCCAAATCATTTGGTGGCTACGACGCTTTCAACAGAGGAGGTACAAACAATGGCTATACAGCAATCGGTGCTGGCAATAGCCAAACAGATTTAGATAAACCTATTTCTTCGATGACTCTCGGTGAGATTATGGCACGCCATGATCGCGGAGAACTTCATGCTGTAGGCCGTTATCAATTCATCGCAAAAACATTTAAAGAGGTTTTTCCTTTGACAGGTCTGTCTGAGGACACTGTCTTTAGCCCTGAAGTACAAGACTTGTTTGCTATCACTCGTGCTAAGCAACGTGTTAGCTGGCGTGGTGGTACTCAAGGTCTTGTTAACGAATGGCGTGGATTGAAGCACGTAACGCAAGAAGAACGTGAGCGAATGCTTGCTGTCATCAAAGAATTAGGTCCATATAACGACCCTAGCAATACGTTGCCAGGGCTCAGATATAACTAAACATGGATCCTACTATTCTGCAATTGTCCCAAGAGGACACAAATTTTCTGTCTGATCAAGTAGACATTAACCAGCAAGATCTGGTCGAGCAACAGCTCAAAAAAGAGGAAGAAGAACTGGCGTTGCAAGAGGCGCAACAACAACAACAAGAGGAACCGCAAGAGGAAGTACAGACCAACCCACTTCAAGCATTGGGCGATGCTGCCTTTTCAGTTGCTAAAGAACGTGAAAAAAGTGCCACCACCACTGAATCTCGTAACGCTCTCAACAATGCAGTTTTACGATTTGGTGAAAGTGTAACTACCTTCCCAGAACGCATCAGTGATGCTGCTAAGGGTGAGGATATTGGTGACCCTAACTACGAACCCGAGTGGAACCCTGTTGGTGATTTCATCGAGTTCAGAGGTGGCTATGCGCCTGTAAAAACTTGGTGGGGCAACATTGCAGAAGAGCTTGCTTACTACGGTTCCTACGGTGTAAGCCTCACTGCAGGTGCTGCAGCTGCTGGTATTTCACTAGGTGCTGCTGGAGCCAGTATGGGTTCTGCTGCTCTCGCTGCTCTTGTTTCTAAGCAGCACGACGATCACAACCTCTCTGGAAAGATCGTTGAGCGTGTCCCTGAAATGGGTATTGTCCTTGGTCCTCTCGCTACACAAGACGATGACCACCCTCTTCTTAAAAAACTAAAGAACGTCGTTGAAGAGATGGGTATGGCAGGCATCTTTGACCGAGTGATCGGCAAGATGTTTGGCGAATTTGGTGTTAATAAGGCTTTTGCCCGCGAAGACAATGTCCGAGCGCAGGTCCTTGAAAAGGGACAGCAAGAGCTTGACGACGCTATGGCGTATGTCCGTGACATCAATCTCGACACACCCCAGCTTGGTGGTGATGTCATTGACGTTGATGTGATTGCTGACCCTAAGCCGTTGCAGTACGGAGCTGACAAAGCTTTGCCTCCACAGCTTGCTTTCCGTGGTCACAAGAACAAGCCCATTGCTGATCCTTGGCAGGGCAGCCCTAACTCGACTGCACCTGCTGGTGACATCTATGAGCAGTTGAACAAGATCGACGATCCAAGTGTCCCTGGTGCTGCTGCTGGTTCTACCGACTCACCGCTGACGCCTGCTCAGGCAGAGCGTATGGCTAATGAGAATGGTATTCCTAGTGAGGTATTGCAGGAGAAAGCCGCTGAGTTGCTGGGTGATGCCCGGTATCAGCGGATGGTCCAAGACCTCAAGTCAAAGGGTCGGACCTTCCGTCAAGTCTTTGAGCCTGCCTACAACCGTATGCAGCAGGTCATGGGTCGCAACCTAGATGACATGTCTGCTGAGGAGTTCTGGGCACCTATCGATGCCTACAACAAAGACGTGGCAAACCTGGGTGACGAGACCTACGAGCTGTGGAGCATGGAGAACGTGGTCGCTGCTGACCTCGTCAATTCTGCATTGTTCAAGCAACTTCGTGACCTGTCTATTGGTTCTCGTGAGCTGATGGCACAGGGTGTTGACATCGCTGATGTGGACGGACCTCTGAAGACCATCCGTGATCGACTGATCATTGGTCTGTCTGAAGTCAAGAAACGTCGTTACCTCTGGGGTATTCAGGGTCAACAACTACAGCTTGCACCTGAGACGATTGCTGAACGGTTTACACAGATCCATCAGCAAACAAAAGAAAGTATCGACACTGCTCTTGAGTTCATGGGTCAAACCCAAAATCAAGAGATTATGGAAGCCATTATTGAGGCTTTCAGCGGTGCTGACAACATCCATAACTGGACTGACCTTGACGCTTTTATGCGTCGTCGCCTACATGGTCTGAGCAACAAAAACCAGACTCTCAAAGAGCTTGGCGGTGTTTTCGTCAACAGCGTTCTGAGCGGCTTGAAGACCTCTCAACGTGCTCTTGTAGGTACTGGTGAGATCATGGGTCTCCAAAGCCTTGGCAAAGGCATAGGAGGTGCACTCCTGGGCGATCTGGATACCGCTCGTGCAGCAATGGCTTCATACAAGTCACATATGGAAGTCATCCCTGAGGCTTGGACTGTCTTTACTAAGCGTCTCAATAGCTACTGGACTGGTGACTTTGCTGACATGCGTAACCGCTTCAGTGAGTACAACACCACTGATCAGATGTGGGCAATGCAAGATCAGTGGATTGAACAGCGTGGCACCGTTGGTGACAAGTTCTCTTATGCCATTGGTTGGATTGCAAGAGGTCTAAACGATAACCGTGTTCTGTCGTACTCACCACGATTACTTTCGTCTGTTGACGACACCTATAAGTTTGTTATGGCTCGTGCAAGGGCTAAAGAACGTTCTGTACGTAAAGTCCTTGAATTGAAGCGTGGTGGCGACCTTCTGGAAGCTACTGCAGATGATTACAAGAAATATGAAGATCTTTTCTTCAATGAACTTCTAGACGCTGATGGGAACATCGATATTACTAAAGATGCTTTCCTTGAAGGCATGTACAAAGAGGCAACTCTTACAGAAGACCTTACTGGCTTTGCTGCCAACCTTGACAAACTTATTGGTCAGTACCCACTGCTTCGTCCTTTCTATCTCTTTGCCCGTACTGGCATCAATGGTCTTGATATGAACGTCAAGAACATGCCACTTATTGGTGCTTTCCGTAAACGTACTCTCGATGTACTGACTGCTAACGAAGACAACCTTGCTGAAAAGGTGGGTCGTTATGGCATTAATACTATAGAAGAACTTCGCAACGAAAAGGCACTACTTGCTGGTCGTCAAGCTATCGGTCTGGGTGTAACTATTTCTGGCACACAGATGTACCTGAACGGCAACATGACTGGTGACGGTCCTATGGATGAACAACTTAAGCAAGCTTGGCTTGCAGCAGGTTGGAAGCCTAGGTCAATCAAGATTGGCGATGCATGGGTCAGCTATGACGCACTTGGTGAACCCTTCTCCATGATCCTGGCAAACATTGCCAACGTTGGAGACAACTTGGATCTGATGGGTGAAGAGTGGGCAAAAGATCACTGGAAAAAGATGGCTGCAGCACTTGCAGCAGGTCCACTGAAGAAGTCTTACTTCTCTGGTCTCGATTCATTGTTCCAACTGGTCAACATGAAGCCTGAAGGTTCTGCTCGCGCTATTGGCAGCATTATGAACAACATTGTTCCGATGTCTAGCCTTCGTAATGAGTTTGGTCGGATTATTAATCCATATATGCGTGAGCTAAATGCTGACATCTTTGAGTCTATTCGTAACCGCAACCTAGCTAGTGAGTATTTGACTTCAGATCCACTGCCATTGAAGTACGACATGTTGACTGGTAAGCCTCTCAACAACTGGAACTTCCTTCAACGTGCATGGAATGCGGTCACTCCTTTCCAAGTCAACTTTGACGACAACAGCCCTGGACGACGTCTGCTCCTAGAAAGCAACTATCCAATCCGTGAGTCTGTTTACAGCGCAGAGGAATACGACCTTAGTGATGCTGCAGAAGTCCGCTCAATGCTTCAAGAGGCAATGGGTAAGGCCAAGATCACCTTTGGTGGTAAGACGTTTGAAAACCCACAGGCTGCACTGGATCACCTTGCAAGCCGCAAGGATGTCCAAAGCTCTCTGCAAGACATGCGTCGTGAGTTAGAAGCTGGTAATCGTGGCACAGATGTAAGGACCGCCTTTAAGCACGTCAATCTTATTGAGATTGTCATGGGCCAAGCTAAATCTAAAGCCTGGGCTCAGATCAGCCAAGACCCTCGTGTTCAGCTCTTAATGCAGGAGCAAGACGAAGAAAAACTAAGAGCTATCAGGGTTCGTGCAAACCAAACACTCGAAAACAGCTCACCTGCCGTAATGATTCTCGATAACAAGTAATGGCAACAACACAAAACACATACACAGGGGATGGTAGTACTACTGACTACACCCTGACTTTTCCATATCTAGCTGTTGCCGATGTTCGGGTGTCTCTTGACGACGTAGGAACAACAGCGTTTTCACTACTCAACGCAACTACCCTGCGTTTCACCACAGCTCCTGGTAATGGCGTAGCGATTCGTATCTACCGTGTAACTGACGACGCCAACAATAAAATCGTGTTCAGCTCTGGTAGTACGATTAAGGCCAATGATCTGAATGATGCGGTCAACCGTAATCTTTACATCGCACAAGAGACAACAAATAACCTATCTAATGTTACCGCAGGTGATGTATCAGATGGCTCACTGACAACATCAAAACTTGCTGATAGTGCTGTTTCAACAGTAAAGATTGCTTCGTCTGCGGTCACAAACGCTAAGGTTGCTGATGATGCTGTTACTACAACCAAAATTGCTGATGATGCTGTTACTGATGCAAAGCTCTCTAATACGTCTGTAATTGCTGGTTCTTATACAACCTCCAGTATCACTGTTAATGCACAGGGGCGGATTACTGCTGCTTCATCAGGATCGACGCCATTTACTGCTGGCATGATCATGATGTTTTCAGGCAATACAGCACCGTCTGGCTGGGCTTTTTGTGATGGTCAAAATGGAACACCAGATCTTCGCGATAGGTTTGTTGTAGGTTCTGGCTCAACTTACTCATTAAATGCAACTGGTGGTAGTGCTGATGCAACTCTTGTATCTCACTCTCATACCACAAACTCTACTATTGAGGAAGCAAATACCAATACAAAAACCTTAACAGGTTCATTTAAAAATGAAAACCACAGTGGTGGAGCTGGTAATTACGCCACTGGTATCTTTAATGTCACTAACTTTTCAAACAGTCATAACGAAGATTCGTCTCAGGGAACTGGTGGACCGATTGTTAACATTGACGTGACACACCGTCATACAACAGATTCTCAAGGTTCATCGGCGACTAATGCCAACCTTCCGCCGTATTACGCACTAGCTTTCATTATCAAGCTATAAAAAATGGCAACTACAGAAAATTCGTATACAAAATCAAATAGTAACGGTCCATCCTTTACATTTACCTTTCCATATATCAAGCAGGCGGACGTCAAGGTTTCTGTTGACGACGTCGTTAAAACTGAAGACACTCACTACGAATTTGACACTGCCACCTCTATTCGATTTTTGACTGGTCATATCCCGTCAACGGGTGCGGCAATCAAAATTTATCGTTTAACTGATGTCGATTCTGGCCCACGAAACAATTTTTACACTGGATCCTTTATTAGTGCCGAAAGCATTAATGACAACTTTGAACAAGTTGTATTTCGTCAGCAAGAACTAGATAACAACATTGTTGGACAGCCGGGTGCTCAAGGTCCTCAAGGTCCTCAAGGTCCAGCTGGTGCCGATGGTGCTCAAGGACCAACTGGTCCAGCAGGACCTGCCGGTGCAACAGGAGCTACTGGCGCGACAGGCCCTCAAGGCCCAGCTGGTGCTGACGGTGCAACTGGAGCTACAGGTCCACAAGGTCCAGCTGGTGCTGCTGGAGCCGACGGTGTAGATGGTGCGGATGGTGCCGCTGCCACTATTGCTGTTGGTACGGTTTCGACTGGGGCAGCGGGTTCAAGTGCAACAGTGACAAATAGCGGCACAAGTAGTGCTGCGGTTTTTGATTTTGCAATTCCTCAGGGCGCTACCGGAGCTACGGGCGCAACAGGACCTCAGGGCGCTACTGGCGCGACAGGTGCTGCGGGTGCTGATGGTAGTGATGGAACTGATGGTGCTGACGGCGCTGATGGTGCTGCAGCAACCATTGCTGTTGGAACGGTAAGCACCGGCGCAGCTGGTTCTAGTGCGACAGTAACTAACAGCGGC